GTTTTTTTAGTGACTGTAAACGTTTAATTTCTTCATCAATTTGGTTGTTTTCGTGTTCAAGATTATTGATAATATAGTAATAATTTGTGGCGGTGTCATCTCTAGTTTCAGCATTAATCTGTAGTAAATAATCTGCTTGTTCTGATACCACGCCATCATCATCAATGATATCGTTTAAAATTGTTTCGTATTCTTTTTTAATTATCCAAAGTGACAATGTTATTCTCCTTTATTGTTAAATCGCCTACAACTTCAATAAACTTATCTTCAAACTTTAGATAAACTTTAGTGGCGCTATTCCAGCCACCAACATACACCCCATTATGATATCGAGATATTGTATAGCTCTTTTCTGATTCCTCAGGCATATGCGTGTCTAAACGGCCACAGCCATTAAGTAGTAGTGGGATTAGTAGTATAGCTATTGCTTTCATTTTATTATCCTTCTTATATTCCTGTAAGTTACCTGTAGCCGGCTTATGCTAGGCAGATATCCGTTTATAGTAAGTTTATTTATTTCGTCTATAAAGGTTCCCTTGTACATCGATGCTTTTTTAATGATGTCTTTTTTTTCTGTTGATGTCATCTCAGTGCATAGGTCATGTATAAGGTCCATCGCAATAGTTCGTGCATTTACTTTGTCTTGTGTCATTTAAAATTCCTATCGACTAATTGATTAGAGTACCAATTATACTGCCTCTCGCTTGTAATTCCGTTATTCCATGAATCGCTAATTCCAGCTAATACAGAATCATCATTATTCGCTTGCTCTAATAGCTTTTTTTCCCATTCGTTTTTTTCTCTTGGTTTCTGTTGTTGAGGCTTTGAGCTCTGAGGCTCATATAGATGCTTTTCTAAAGTGGAAGTAATCCCAGCGGGAACTTTCCAGTATAAATATTTACCATCCTTTGTTTTGGCTTGTTTGTATCCTTTTTGTTTAGTCATAGAACATTCGGCAAAGGTTGTATCTAATTCGTATAGATATCGGCCAATGCCATAACCTGAACTGGCAACACGCTTGAATGCCCCAGATATGCCCCCCTTAAACGATTCGATATCTGTTTCTGGCGATCCATTCTCTTTTGCTATCCATTCTTTTTTTTCGCTGCAATACACACTTAATCGGCATATAACACCATTTTGTTCAAATCGGTATTCGTCCTTCCAATTCATCGGCCCAAAGACCTCATCTAATCTATTTTGAATTGCCCTGGCTTGGACATAGCATAAGATCATAGCCCACGGCTTATCATTTTTAACCCCAACCGACTGGGGCTTCCACTCTAGTTCAGAATCCTCAAATGGCTTTTTAAGTTTCTCGAGATTATCCATTATAACTTACCCCCCCCTCTTAGCCGCATTCTGTAGCTTCGAAATCTCCTCAATGCCTTTGCATATGTACCATGTTTCGGTAACGTCATATACTTTTTTTTCGGGGAAGAAGCTGCCAGTCTCATCTACGAACCCAATGGCATATGATGGGTCGTCATCAACGGTGGCCATGATTCTGTAGCAGTTATCCTCTAAACAATCTATATGCATCATTAGAAAGGCACCTCGTCGCTGTATGGCAATGACTCAATAATAGATTGCCCTAGATTAATATTAGCAATTGTCTCTTTTCCTTGATGAAATATGTACACGCTACCGTAACCATTACACTCAACAAAGCTGTCATCATTAAGCTCTATATCCAACGCATTTAATAACTTCTTAAACATTTTGCACCTCGCATGACATAATTGCATCCCACTCACAACCTTCTAATTCTACTGGCTCGCAATCTGCACCTCTACACACCTGGCACGCTTCCTCGTAATATGTTGGATTTGTAAATCTATCCATTTTGTTACCTCCTTAAGATATTATTATAATAATATAATGTATTGCCGTTGTCAATACTATTTATAATTCTTTTTTATAAATTCTCGTATTGCCGTGTTAATGATCCAAGACTTTTTAGTCCATGGTTCTTTCTCTGTAATCTGCACTAGTTTTTTTGCTAAATCATGGTCCATTTTAAATGTTACCGGCACTTTATTTTCTTTTTTCATTTTTAATCCTCCTGTCAATTATTTTTGCATTGTCATAGACGAAAACCTCTGAATTCCCATAGGCAACACCCTTTGAATTGTGATGGGCAAAAACCATTGAATTGTCATTGGCATAAACCGTTGAATTGTCAAAGGCCCAAACCGTTGAATTGCCAAAGGTAAGAACCGTTGAATTGTCCTTGGCCCAAACCGTTGAATTGTCATTGGCACAAACCGTTGAATTGTCATAGGCATTAACCGTTGAAGTGCCAAAGGCATGAACCGTTGAATTGTCATTGGCAAAAAACGTTGAATTGTCAAAGGCAGAAACCTTTGTCTTGCCAAATACATGCACAATTCCATCTCGAATAATTGCATCGCCATCCTCATCAACCTCATAATCAGTTACCGGTTTTGTTTTTTCTTTGTCATAGTAGATTTCGTGTTTAGTTTTCATTTATTTAAACCTCTAGCTCTTGAGAATCTATCAACGCCCGAATCATAATCCTTGTTGACTTGTGCATCGTCTATCTGCAAGCCATTTTTTTTGCTGTACTTATGCGGAACTCCCATGGCATTTATAATTACATTATCAATATCGAGCTTATACGCCTTAGCGTCACAATAAAGCGTCCATGAATTCTTATATATCTTGTACTGCTTCTTAGAATTGCCAAGTGCGGCTATGCCATTAATTGTTATGTACTCACCCTTATCTTTTTTAACATTGCGCCAAAAACGATGCAAAAGTAGTACATTTACAATCACTCCTAGTATTATTCCTGCTATAGTTTTCATTTATCTTCTCTTATTTTAAAATTTAATACATCAAGCATAGTTTGAATTTGCGATTCATTAATTGTAGCTCCATACAAATCAGCCCCACGCAAATCAGCCCCAGACAAGTTAGCCTTAGACAAGTCAGCATAAGACAAATCAGCCCCAGACAAGTTAGCCTCAGACAAGTCAGCATAAGACAAGTCAGCCTCAGACAAGTCAGCATAAGACAAGTTAGCCTCAGACAAGTTAGCCCAACGCAAGTTTATATATTCATAATTTGTTTTGTATCGATATTCATTAAACTCCGAAACATTAGTTTTAAGTAATTGTATTAATTCTTCTTTTGTTTTCATTAAATTAAATCCTTTAGATACTCAATGATGTATAGTTTTGGGGATATGTACACAAAACATAAGTATAAAAAACTCCAAATAAAAAGTGTTATAGGCATTATTGATATAACTCCCAAAAAAGCGATAGCGGCAGGTTCTTCATCATTTTTTATAAAAAATATTGTCAAGCCAACTAATAATAATGAAAACACAAGGTAAATGGTTGACAAAACACTATATTTAATCATCCCCCATCTAACAATCTCCTCGAGAATAGCTGGTAGCTCAGCACTAGCGGTATTAATAGCCGTATTTAATCCCTCCAATATTTGATTTAAATTTTCGTTTAATAATTCTTTATTCATTTATTCTTCTCCTATTTTAATATTTAATGAATCAATTATAGTTTTAATTTGTGATCTACTAATTGTAGCCCCATACAAGTTAGCCTCAAGCAAGTCAGCATAAGCCAAGTCAGCATAAGACAAGTCAGCCTTAGACAAGTTGGCCTCAGACAAGTTAGCCTCACGCAAGTGAGCCTTAGACAAGTTAGCCTCAGACAAGTTAGCCTCACGCAAGTTTATATATTCATAATTTGTTTTGTATCGATATTCATTAAACTCCGAAACATTAGTTTTAAGTAATTGTATTAATTCTTTTTTTATTTTCATTTGTATACCTCCTGTTGATATTTTTATTATAACATAACGTATTGCCAACAGCAATACTAATATAAACAAAATTATAATGTTTGCTTAATACATTTAAATAATTGTATAATGATGTTGTGCAGAACGTACTAGATGAACGAAAGACGTTATATGTTAAAGACTTGCGAGCTAATAAGGGACAGTTAGTTGATCGTGGCATACCTAAGAACCCACGTAGGATTACAAAAGAAAAGTATAACTTATTGTTACAGTCATTAGATAAGAGCAATTTGACACAAATACGGCCTTTAGATGTGATAGCGCATGAGGGTAAATTTATTGTGTTGTCTGGAAATCAGAGGTTGAGAGCCTTAAAAGAGTTAAATATAAAGGAAGTCCCTTGCAATGTATTAAGGGATGACTTAGAGCCAGAGACTTATCGGCAGATTGTGTTACAGGCCAATACCACATATGGAGAGCATGACGATGATTTACTGGCGAATGAATGGAATGCTGGTGAATTGCATGAGTGGGGATATGAGTTGCCGGAATGGGATCCTATTACTCCAGAGGATGTGGAACAAGAAAAAGAAAAGGCATTGTATTTAAAGGTTGATGGGGAACAGGTATTGTTATTGTCTTTGGTTGATGAATTGACGGCCAAGGGGTTAAAAGTGAGTGTTAAGTCATGAGTGACATTGTTGTGAATTGTGTGATTGGATTTGTTGTTGGGTGGTTTGGAAATCAAATGTTTGTGTTTATAAAACGAAAAATGAAAGTGGAGACTAAGAAATAATGCGGTTTGCTGATGATTGTTATAATTGCAGGGATTGCGTAGTAATTGATACTCAATCTTACAAAAGAAAACTATCTAAGTTAGTTTGTTCCCCTATTCGTTTTATACAAAGACTTTTAGTGCGTGATCTTGAGGATAGGGAATTTAAACTAAGCTGTCAGATGCAAAAACTAGATAAGTTTAAAAATATTAATGTTGATGCAATTAATAGTAATACTTTTAATAATCTTGAAAGATGCTTTATAAAAATGCAAAACAGAATAAATAAATTGGTGGTTCCTGATGACTTTACTGAAGAATTTCAATTTATATTTGATTTAACGCACGATTTAAATGAATTTAAGAAACACTACAATAAAATTAAACAACTACCAGAAAAAGCGGGTGATAACTAATGCCATACGATAAAGAAGAAAATAAAAAAAAAGTGTATAAAATTTGTATTGATACATTAGAGAAAGAAGATGTGACAACAATTGAAGATTTAGTTACATTTTTGCCTATAGGTAGAGATACGTTTTACACGTATTTTCCTACAGATTCAGAGGAATTCGACATAATTAAAAGAGCAATTAATAAGAGAAAGGTAAAAACAAAACAATTATTGCGTAAAGTTTGGAAATCACCACATGCTGCCCCAGCAGAAAGAATATTCTATTATAAGTTATTAGCAAACAAAGAAGAAAAGGAGGCAATATACGATACAAGTATTAGGTCCGCTGTGGAGGCACCAAAACATGAGATAACGTTGAATTTAATTAAGGATGAGGAAGAGCAAGACGAGGAGTAAAAAAAAATGGCAAAAGTAATGCAAAAACACAGAACAATAATACAAGAGTTAAGGGCAAGGGTTATAAAGGATAAGGCCGAATTAAATGGTGCATTAACCACAGAACACAAAGACAGCTTTAATAATGCTATAGGGATTTTAGACGACATAGACAAAGAGTTTGCTATTTCTATGGCACAAGACGAAAAGAAAAACGCACAAGACAAATTGGATGAATTAAATGCTTGATATTATTTTAACTGACTTATGGGACAGTCTCGATCTATTAATTACATGTGCAATCATAACGGCCACGATTATAGCTAATACTTTTGTGGCTTTTAGGGTTATGTACATGGTTAAGAACTACCGTGACCCAATACAAGCATTTGAGAAAGAAACTAGCGAATTAGAAGCTGTTTTAAAAAATCAAAAGGATTATGACAACATCAACGCAGTTTAAGTGGAAAATCGGGGCTAAATATGAGTTTAATGATGTCCCAGGGACTTATACTCTACTAGGCATGGATGGAAACACGAATTATAAATACACTTATGCCGTTTTCGTCTCTCAACAGCAAAACAAGCGGCGACGCATTAAGGCGCAACTCGCCAAAGAATTGTTAAAATATGAAAGCAACGCTTAATTACAATCAGTCACTAATTTTTAATGCCATATTTAATCCTGATATGACAATAAAGTATGACTGCCCTAGAGAGATAGCTTTCTGGGGCGGTTATGGGTCTGGAAAGAGTTGGGTAAGTATATTATTGGCTTATTATTTATGTCATTACCATAAAGGCGTACAGTTACTTATGACACGTTACAGTTATAGGCAATTAAAAGACACGTGCATTGTTCAGTTTCTCGAGGCGTTTCCCCCAGAAAAGTACGGTTATACACATATGAAAGCCGATCATGAGTTTCATTTTGGCAACGGGAGTAAAATTATTTTTAGATCGTTTGATGACCCAAGAAAGATATTATCTAGTAGTTATGACGCTGTTATTATGTGTCAGGCTGAAGAACTCAAAGAAGAACATTTTTTAGGTGCTTTAGGCCGTATGAGAGGCACAGCGTTACCGGTTAAGTTAATATTTACAGAGGGTAACCCACGCTATGGCTGGTGTAAGAAGCGTTACCATGACAATGACCCACCTGAAGATTGTTTATACATTCGATCGACTACATACAGCAATAGAAAAAACTTACCTAAAGACTACATTAAAAATATGGAGGAGAATTTTCCACCAAGCTACATCCAACAGTTTCTTGAGGGTAATTGGGACAGCACTCAGAATGCGGTATATGACCAATTAATGAGTCATCATATTATACCAAGACAGCAAATACATAATTACTGGTATAAGTGCATTGGGCTGGATCATGGTACGCGTGTTGATACTAGCATTGTGTTTATGGCTAAGGATGAATCAGGGCGTATATACATCTATGATGAATGGCACAAACCACAACCAACAATAAATGAAATTGTCCAAGCGTGTAATCGATACGGCCCACAACCAATCATTGCCGATTACAGCATGAAGGTACAAGATAGAGACTATGGCTCATGGTGGCGAGACTTACAATCACATGGCTTAAATCTCATTGAAGCGGTTAAAGAAAAGTCTGGGAATATCTTATTAGTGAATCAATTATTATTCCAAAACAAGCTATTCTTTTTTAATAATATTCCATACGTTATAGATCAACATAAGAATTACATGTATGTGGACAAATTACACGCCAATGATGATCAGTTCAAAGTTGTTAAAAAGAACGATCACTCATGCGATGCTGTTCAATATGCGGTTAGGCATCTGAAAAATGTTGAAGTCAAAAACCCAAGTGCTAAATGGGCAATGATTAATGATGGGCCTACTTTAGATGACTACGTGAAAGGGAGAGCTTAATAATGAGCCAAAAACAAAATGTTAAAGATATATTGAAATCGAAAAATGTAACATTTGATGACATTTCTAAAATTGAATTTAATTATGAATGCACAACCGAAGCATTCTATGACGATCTTGGCATAGTAATGAGTACTATTGAGCGCACAATTACTGTAAGCAAAGAGTATTTTGATTTATTAATTAATGACAAATTAACAAGAGACGAAGAATCGAATTTTAAAAGTATGGAGCAATATGAAATACAAGAACTTATCCCAAAGGTGTTGCTGAATATTCATTTGGAATGGCTAGACACTAATAGAAAAATAAAAATCAATCGTATTATATGCATTGATACCAAAAACACAAGTAAACCTACAATTAGGATTGAAAAAGGTGAATTAGATTACCCCATAACCGATTTAGATATAAAAAATAAAAAATGCAGAGATATGCTTTTAGCTATTAAATCAATTAAAAAGGATTATCTAAATAACCGAATTATAAATATTAGTGATGAAAGGATTGACTATTTACTTCTGCATGTAAGTGACATGAGGTGGCATGTATTTGAAAAGATCTATTTCGATGAAGAGCAAATTGAGAAATATTTATATGAATTGACTTCCGCACTAGATAATAAAGAGAGGGTACATTTATTGGGAACATATACTCGTTTTAGAATGTGGTATGTGCCTAGATATTATTTTATATTACGTAATTCCGTGAAAGGGAGAGATTAAAAATGAGTTATACACAAGAGAAAATTTTAGACGAGATAGATATGGCTTTATATACAGATGATAATGGTGATTACTTAAGATGCTTAAGTGCTTCTAACCATACAAACTGTAAAGAGTTTATGTTAAAAGTAGTAGAAAAAGAACTAGAAGATGATTGGGCTCTTAATTCACTTTATGATGCCTCTGAAGAATTGAAAAATGATGTTGATTTTTTGTTGCAAGTAGCAAAATTAATTAAATCAGTTAGTGGTCATACAACTAGAGGTTATGAATTATTAGAATATACTGAGCCTAGTGAAGATACTATTAATAAAATTACAAATTGTAAAAAAACATTAATACAATTTTTAGATCTAGACGTTCCATTATTACATAAAGCGCCTCAAAAATTTTTAGACGATAAAGATGTTGTAGATTGCGACCCGAGGTAATTAAATATGCACATCCAGACTTAATTGCAGAATTAATTACCATGCTTTCCCAACAAACCAAAAAAAGAAAAAAAGGATAGCTTAAAAATGCATAAAAACAAAAAAAAGAAACCAAAAAGATATTAATAAAAGGAGTATAAAAAATGGAAAATAATATTGAACAAGCAATAGGGGCAATTGAAGCAAGGATGGCTAAAGCGTTGAAGTCAGTAAACGATAGCTTAGATTCTCGTATTGCCACTACCGTTAAAACAGAGATAGCCAATAGTATTGAATTCAACGTAAACAATCATTTAAAGGCAATTCAAAAAATTAGCATAGACAAGCCTCTGAGTATTGAGCAATTAACCCGGCTATATAATGACGTCTACCAAAGCCTACAAGACCTAAAAATAAATGCGAATGGCTATGGACTATACGATCAGATGCAACAGTTAAATAACACAGTCCAAAACAGCCAATCACAAGTTCAGGAACTTAGTAACAACGTTAAAAAGCTCATTGACGATAAATACATAAAAACAGATATAACAAAGAAAGAGCTATGGGACTTGTATAGCCTAACAAAATCAACACAAGACGAATTAGCGCAGCATTTTAAAGTTAGTATTCCTACGGTATATAAATGGTTAAATTGCCAAACTAAAGACATCAAAGCACAAAACGAGTTAAAGCTATATCTAGAAAAAAAGCTAGAAAAGCAAAAGGAAGCTATAAATGCCTAGTTACGATTTTAAGTGCACGTCATGCGATCACGTATTCGAAAAGTTTTTTAGTGTACATGATGAACACAGGGCAAATTGTGAGAAGTGCCTAAGCACTCATACATTTCGCTATATGGGAAATAACAGTGTAGCTGTGCATGGCTTTACTACGTTTGCTGATCCACGTGGAGGAGATGGCAGGTTAACGCTAAAAGAAATAAACGCGATCGAGAAGCGTGACAATTTAGTTTATGGCAATCACGACGACATACGAAAAGAAGCAAAGAAAAATAAGGAATATAACGAAAAGAAGCATAAAAAAAAGTTAGAGGGTATAATAGATAAAGGGGTTACGCAAATACATAAAAAGTATAATTCTTAGGAGATAATATGCCACTTGAGTACAATAAATCTAAAAAATCATTTAAAAAAAATATAAAAACAGAAATAAAAGCAGGCAAGCCAATGAAGCAAGCCGTCGCAATTGCATATAGTATAAAAAAGAAAAAGTAGAATGTTGTATAGTCAATTTTGTGAATCAAACGATATTTGTGATCTAACAGATATAGAATTTATGTTTTACTGTATCCACGAAGGCACACCAACATTAATTCTAGGAGATCACCAAGACTTGTTTTACGAAGACGACTGCGAGTTGGTAGAAAGCTTAACCAATCTATCTGATATGCCAAATACGGTTTGGATTAATGTGAATTAAAGGGAAATATGAAAAAACAAGAATATATTTACAAGGGTGTTGTTAAAAAAGTTCTAGATGGTGATACGTACGACATACTATTTGATTTAGGCTTTCACAATTATTTTCAAACGAGGGTGCGGCTCTATGGAGTAGATGCATATGAAAAATCACTACGTAACGGCACAACACCAGAGCAAAAAGAGCTAGGCCTACAGGCTAAAAATTTGTGCGAAGAACTAATGCTTAATAAGAAAGTAGTCGTAAAAACAATACAAGATAAAAAAGGCAAGTACGGTCGGTATTTGGTTGCAGTGTACGTCGATGGGGTTTCGATTGCAGACATACTTGAAAAAAAAGGATATTTAAAACATGTTTAATATTATAGGGAACTTACTTGGTGGCGTTGTTAATACTGTAGGAGATGTCGTTAAAAAAGATCAAGCCATAAAAGAGATAAGGCAAAAAGGAAAGCTAAGTTTAGAGCAAGCAAAAATAGATTTAAATGTAGCAAAATTAAAAGCAAAAATAACGCAACAAGAAACACAAGCGGCCAATGATATGACCTACGATATGCAAGTCTTAAAAAATAGGCGTGAATCATTAATCGACGAGTTTATTATTTTAGGGTTTTTTGTGATTATGATCTTAACGTTTATTCCTGCAACACAGGCAACAATGGCAGAGGGTTGGCGCGCATTAAATAACACGGCGTGGTGGTTTGAATTTGGAATTGTTGGCATACTTGTTTCAACACTTGGCTTAAAAGATGTACTACGCATTTTTATTGGCGGATCAATAGATAAGCTTAAAAAAAAACGATAAATGACCAAATCGGAACTAATTTAAAAATAGTCACGACTAAAACAGAATCTAATATAAACAGGTCGAATTCGACCGCTTTAAAATATGACCTATTGTTTAATGTCAAAGACACATT